TCATTAACCTCTGAATTTACAAATCCAGAATAATTCTAATGTCAGAAAAAAAAGCAAGACCTTGGGATTTATTTAATAAAAATATTGGCAGGGTAGAAACAGAAATTGCTACAGAGCGTTTTAACATATGTAAAACATGTCCAGAACTAATACACCTAACAAGCCAATGTAAAAAATGTGGTTGTTTGATGAATCAAAAAACTAAACTGCCAAATGCAGAGTGTCCTTTAGGAAAATGGGGACAGGTTAGAGTTTCTTTTAAAGAAGATTAATCAGGATACCTTGCTAACCACTCTTTGGTCTTCCAAGTAATACCCTTCCAGGCAGACCAGTCTTTACCACCATCACTCATATGGTAAGCGATTTCTGCATTTCTAACTGGATCAAATAAGTCTTCGTTAGACTTTAGGTTAAACTTATCCCGTCGATCTTGACCCATTGATCCTAGCATATTGATTTGAAATAGGCCATAAGAATTATCTCCAGTGTTTCTATTTGGATTCCAAGAGTTAGGAGTACCCATAGATTCTTTCATTACTGTTGCCCAAGCAACTTTTAGTGCATAGCCTTCAAACCCTACAGACTTTAATATTTTAATTAGTTCATCTTTTTCAAGAGGGGTTCCATATTTGTACTTTTTCTTAGTTTTATTATTTTCTTCCTTAGAAACTGAAAAAACCGCCTCAGCGGTTTGGGTTTCACTTTTTGACACGGTACTACTCAAGTTATTTTCAGCATTAGCACTAGAATTAGAGAACAAAGCAATTCCAGTTACTGCTGCGAGTATTCCAATCACTATCTTATTAGTTGTCATGACTGTTCCTCCTTAGAAACAAAAACACCATAAAGTTATGGTGTTACTCACTAGTATATCATGGATTTGGATATTGAGTCAACTTAAAGACTTAATGTGATATAATTTCTTTATGGCTAAATACCGCAATCCAGACGAATCAGAGATGGATGTAAAGGCTCCTTCTACCTACAATATTGGAAATAAGCCACCATTGGTTAACTGGACGGTTGTAATTGGCGATAGCGCCTCTTTTAGAATATATGTACAAGATGATGCAGGAGATCCAATTGTAGTCGATGATTGGGATATTGAGGTCGATTTTAGACGGTACTCTGATAACGTTGGAGATGACTTAATATTTGAGTTAGTACCAGTACAATCAGTAACTGATGGCGATGGAGAGTTTTTAGTTTCTTTGACCCCTGCTCAATCTAAACAACTAAGAACTGGTGATGTTTTTGATGTTCAACTTACAGATGCTACAAGGGTTTGGACTGTATGTCAAGGAGAAATGATCATGCTTGGCGAAGTTACAGATCAGTCATAAGAAATGGCTAAAGCAACACTAACTGACGTTAAGGCAAAAACAAAAGTAACTGCAGTAAAAGACTTTAAGTCTTCTAAAATTAAAACTGTTAATTATTCAAAAACAACTTTAACTGATGTTAAAACAAAAACCAAAATAACTCCAATAAAAGGTTTTAAATCTTCGGGTATAAAAACAGTTGACTATTCTAAAAAGGTATCAATAAATGCAATACTTCCATTTAGATTAAAGATAACTAATGTAGGTATTGAAGGTATAAATCCTTTAAATCCCCCAGGAATTGGTATGCAGATTATTGGTTTTTCTAACTATATCTTGTAATAAAATTATGTTATAATATAAACATGGCCCGTCTATCGCTAGCAAACTTAAAGTTAAGATTTCAAACAGGAGATCGTCCTTCACAGACGGACTTTGAAGATTTTATTGACACAGCAAGCGCTCAAGCAACAGATTTGGGTAGTGCAGGAAACAATGAGTCAACAATCAACGGCATTGAAAGTGCTACAGTAATTGATAATTTTGATGCAACAGAATGGAGATCTGTTAAGTATTCGGTCTCTATTAAAAAAACTTCTGGTGGCGAAAATAAATACTACGCAACAGAACTGGTTGTTCTTGCTGACAGTGCAGATGTATCTGTCACTGAGTATGGCCTTATTGACAATGATGGGAATATTGGCACCATTAGCGTCTCCCGTGCTGGAAATACAGTATCCTTAACGGTTACTCCAGTAATCGGTATAACCCCAATCACTGTACGTTATTCACGTACGGGATTAAAGGCATAAAAAAGGAGATAAAAAATGGCAACAGTAGACAAAGATTTTAAAGTAAAAAATGGTTTAATTGTTCAAGGAGAAACAGCAACTGTTAATGGTAAAAATGTTATTACCGCAGGAACTGTAGATGCTAAAGGTGATTTAATTGTTGGTAGTGCAAATGATGCAATAGCACGTCTTGGCGTTGGAACCAACGGACAGGTCCTCACAGCAGCGTCAGGTGCAACATATGGCGTTCAATGGTCAGATCCAGCAGCAGTTGGTGTATTTACAGAAAGTATTATTTTCGAAGGTGCAACAGCAGATGCCTATGAGACTACACTTGCAGTTACAGATCCAACCGCAGATCGTACAATTACACTTCCAAACGCAACTGGTACAGTAGCACTTACTTCAGATGTTACAACTCACGCAGACCTAACAGCAGCACACGGCGCATCTGGTGCGGTAGTTGGAACAACAAACACACAAACTCTTACAAACAAAACATTAACATCACCAAAAATTAACGAAGATGTTGTTATGTCAGCAAGTTCTACAGAACTTAACATTCTTGATGGAGCAACTCTTTCTACAACAGAACTTAACTATGTAGATGGTGTGACATCAGCAATTCAGACTCAATTAAATGCAAAGGCTGCTGATGCAGATCTTACAACACATACAGGATCAACAACAGCACACGGTGCAACTGGTGCAGTAGTTGGTACTACAAACACACAGACTCTTACAAACAAGACTCTTACAAGCCCAACTCTTACAACTCCAGATCTTGGTGTGGCTTCTGCTACATCTGTTAACGGTACAACTATCCCGTCATCAAAGACTCTTGTTGTAACAACAGATAAGTTAAACGTACTTGCAGCAACATCTTCTTCAGAACTTGCTGGAATCATCTCTGATGAAACTGGTACTGGAGCACTTGTTTTTGCTAATACCCCAACACTTGTAACACCAAACATTGGTGCTGCAACTGGTACATCTCTTGTTTTGTCAGGGGATTTAACAGTAAACGGTACAACAACCACAATTAACTCAACAGAAATCACAGTTGATGACAAGAACCTTACACTTGGTTCAGTAGCAACTCCAACAGATGCAGGCGCTGACGGTGGTGGTCTTACACTTAAGGGTACAACAGACAAAACCTTCTCATGGATTGATGCAACTGATGCATGGACATCTTCTGAGCACATGGATCTTGCTTCTGGCAAGGTATTAAAGATTAATGGAACTGAAGTTCTGTCAGCAACACAGTACACTGGAAATGCTGCAACAGTTACAAATGGTATTACTACAGCAAGCAAGATCTCAGCACTTGCTGCAACATCATCTTCAGAACTTGCAGGAGTTATTTCAGACGAGACAGGAACAGGCGCATTAGTATTTGCTAATACACCAACTCTTGTTACCCCAGTACTTGGCGCAGCAACAGCAACAACCATTGCTTTTGGAGATGCTCTTGTTGGATCTGCAACAGCAACTGCTGGCACTTCAGCAACAACAATTGATACTTGGTCAGCAAGCACATACTCAAGCGCTAAATATATCGTTCAAATGAAAAAGGGTACTGATATTGAAGTAATTGAAATGTTGGTAGCAGTAGATGGATCAAACAATGTTTATGTAACAGAGTATGCTGATGTAGTTAGCAATGCTGAACTAGGAACAACAAACGCTGTTTACAGTTCTGGAAACGTTCTTCTTCAGGTCACAGCAGCAGCAGCAGATACATCTGTTAAGGTAAGCAAGACATACATCGAAGCATAATAAAAAAGCAGGGGGATAAATGGCAACAGTAGATAAAGACTTTAAAGTAAAGAATGGCTTAAACGTAGCCACAACTGGTTCCTTTGGTGGAGTAGTTACAGTTGCCACCCCGACTGAAAATGCTCATGCAGCAACTAAGTTATATGTTGATACTGCCGTTGCAGGGGCATCTGCAGGCACAATTCCAACGGAATCAAGCAATCCAGCAACACCAGTAGATGGACAAATATACTTTAATACAACCACACAGCATCTTATGATTTATTCAACGGATGCTGCAGATTGGATTATGATTGCAACATTTGAGGATTCTGCAGATTTGCAACAGCATATTCATGATACTGCAATTGATGGAACTGGACTTATTGTTAGCACTTTTATAGAAGCAGGATTTTATTATAGTATTTTTTCTTCGGCAGCAGATGCAGGAGCCTATAATACAGTATCATGGTTAAATACTTATGATGGTGGAAGTCCGCTGGACAATTTTAATTGATGTTATGTTATAATAAATAAAGAATAAAATCTAGGGGGATTCACTATGGCAACGAGAATGCAGCAAAGAAGAGGCACTGCGGCCCAGTGGATATCAACAGATAGTGGAAGCGGTCCAATTCTTGCAGCAGGAGAAATTGGCTATGAATC